AGATTTTCTCTTGGCCGAAGCTTTTAGTAGCTTCATCCAGAGCTTTAGCAATCTCATCTCCACGTCTTGCGTTGTCATTAAATCCTCCATTATGTAGGCATTTCTCAAATGTATTCCATAGCTCGTTAAAGCGCATCTCAGCGAAGATCTCCAACCCTAGCAGGGCATTCATCAGTTGATCTTCATCCATGTGCTCAGAGGAATTATACAAAGCTTTGATGTCATCTGTTGTGCGCCATGCATTCATGATGACTTCTTCTAAATCAAAACGAGAAACAGGTATCCCCCTGTCATTTATATGTACGCCATTAATTTTCATTACTACTATCTCCTTCATCATCTTCACCGCACCCGTGCAACTCAGTAAAGAACATATCCATACCTGAAAAGCACATGGGGCACATGGCCATTGGCAGGATACCTAAGTACCCTGCAATGCCACCCTCAGAATGTATATCAAACTGACCCTGACAAATGTTGCATGTCAATTCTACTGAGTCATCAATCTCTAGCCCTGACATGAAACGCACTCCTCTCCGTCAGCATCGTTTTCAAAGTCTTTCAATGCAACACGTTCAACTGACGCACCTACTTTGTCGGCACTCACACCGGCATTGGTACGTAGGTAATACAATCCTTTGAGTCCCTCTTTCCACGCCTTAATGTGTACTGAGTTGACATACGGCTTCGGACTGCCCGCAGGAAAGAAGACATTAACACTTTGTCCTTGACAGATGAATTCCTGACGCTTGGCCGCATGTTCCACAACCCACGCTTGGTCAAGTTCAAACGCAGTACGAAAGACCTTGTGCTCTTGCTCACTGAGGAATTCCAGATGCTGTACTGAGCCTTCATTCGCAATAATGCTTTTCCACGTATTCTCTGTATTTTCACCGTGCTCCTCCAGAACTTTCTCTAACGCTTTGTTCTTAACCAGATGCGCACCTGCACGTGTTCTGTGTGTGTACGCATTTGACTTGATAGGTTCAATAGACGCTGAGCACCCACATATGATAGACGAGTTAGCATTCGGAGCAATCGCAAGTAGGTGAGCATTACGCCGCCCTGTGCCTGCCATATCAGGTGCTTCACCACGTTCTTTGGCAAGTGTCTCTGTACTTTCAACTGCCTGCTCCTTGATGTGCTTGAACATCTGGTAGTTCTCACTAGCCGCCTGCCAAGATTCCCATGCAATGCCTTTGTTCTGTAAGTACCCATGGAAGCCCATCGCACCTAAGCCGATGGACCGCTCCATGTACGCACTGTACTTCGCTTTCTCTAACTCTTCCGGTGCATGCCTGATAAAGAATTTAAGTACGTTGTCCAAGAGTCTGACCAAGTCTTGAACCATTCGTGTGTCTCGCCACTCGTCCCACTTTTCAATGTTGACGCTTGAGAGGCAACAGACCGCTGTGCGTTCTCCAGATGTAGCGAGATGGATTTCATTGCATAGGTTAGACCCATTAATTGAGAGTCCAAGTGCTCTTTGAGAATCTGGTAACCCCCTGTTGGCTGTGTCGATAAAGTTGAGGTAAGGTGACCCAGTTCTGAAACGAGCTTCAAGTATTCTTTGCCACAACTCTCTAGCTTGGATTGTAGATCTGATAGCTCCTGAATGTGGGCATTTAAGTTCCCATTGTTCTCCATTTTTTACTGCCTCCATAAAAGCATCTGTAATGTTTACTGCGTTAAACAGGTTAAAACATTTACGGTTAGCGTCCCCTCCAGTTGGGACTTTGAAATTGACAAACTCAATGATCTCAGGATGTGACACATCAAGGTATGCCGCATACGAACCCTTACGAGTTTTGCCTTGTTTGTAGGCAGTCATCTGACTATCTACAACTTTCATAAACGGGATCACTCCCGGTGCCTTGTCACTTACAGGGCGTACAGCAGACCAGTGACCGCCGACTCCACCTCCTTTGACAGATAGCCATGCAACTTCGCTGTTGTGAGCAATAAGGGAGTCCAGAGTGTCATCAACATAAGATAAGAAACAAGAGATAGGAAGACCCGTGACTCCTTGTCCATCTGCTGGTGCGTTAGACAGTACCGGAGATGCATACATAAACCAACGCTTGCTAGCATAGTCATAAATGCGTTGAGCAAAATCATAGTCACCCTCACAGTAAGCTACAGCGGCACGTGCGAATGCGTGCTGAGGCGATGCCTCATCCTCTTGCATGTAATAGTCACGAAGCAGAATCTGTGCCTGCTCCGATAATTCATTGTCTCTTTCAAGATCAATGTTGATACCTAAGTATTCCATTAATCAAGTCCTTCAATACTAATTCCGATTCGTTTAATTTCCGAACCCGGAATGTCATAGACACACGCATCAAGAACTTCTTCGACGATTTCTGTGATGCCATCTTCATTCCTGTGTTCGGGCGAAACTTCAGTTATATCCATGGTGAATTCCATGTCAATGTTTACTTGTAATTCTTTTGACATTACCAGTTCGTCCCTTCGCACTTCTTTGCATTCTTAATCCATCGTTGTGCGTACCACACAGTCTTTTCCATGTTCTTGATAGGATCACCCTTAGTCCACAAGCGATGGCCTGTGTACTTCATGATGTTGCCATGGCAATACATACACGCATGGTACGGACCTAGCACATCCTCAATGTACTCAATAGTCTCAATCCTGCCCTGATTGTAGTGGGCAGGGCTATTGATATCATCGTACATATCATCCTCCACAATATCTTCAAGCAGTGCTGACACTTCCGGTGTCATGCTATCACGAATGTCTTTGTACTCCATCATGCACTCCCGTGTGTCTTCGTTGAAAAGTCAAGCTTGAATACGTTGCCATCTTTCGTGAAGTTAGGCTTGTTGCTCTCAGCATCCTCAGCTTCAATTGCATCAATGAGTGTCTGATACTGATCAAAGAAATAGCCCTTCACATACTCTAAGAAATCTTCATCCTGCTCCATCAATGGCAGGCATGCGGCCATCATCCCACATACAGTACGGATCTGTGTGATCTCTTCTGATGTCAAGTCAGTGCGTACATCTTCTTCAATGTGCGCTGATACTGATCCATCCCACGTACCATCTTCATTAAACTCAGGTGTGATAGCTACTGCGAATGATGAATTGTTTGTATCTTCAGACATTATATTCCCTCTCAATTTTCTCATATGGAAATTGTATAAACTTACTAGGCATCAGCTTAGCAGGTTTCTTCTTCTCGTCAACCCACTCCTGAGGCACATCTTTGTCAGCGTACAAGAAGCCATTCTTCTCACACCAACTGCCGTATGTAGTCTTAGATCCTTTGCGGAGCTTAGCTTTACTATTTGTAAATACAAAACGTATGTCTAAGTCAGGATGCTGTTTCTTAATTGTGAGATGCTTCATCCTATCCTCAGGTGTGAAGCGTCCCTTTGTTTCAATTAAGATACCATTCGGAAGTAGGAAGTCCGGTGTGTACGTCCTGTACGCCAGATCCTCCCACTCTATCTTTAGGCATTCGTATTGGGCACTGCAGTTTCTATTTTTAAGCGAATTGAGAACTGTGTGTTCCAATCCTGAGCGATACCCATGCTTAATTGCATTACTCCGTATCTTGTTCTTTCTTATATTCATCAGCTATCTCAACATATGCAACCATAGGCGGATTCTTCGCCTGCGATGCAAGTGAGGGTAGCTCTTGAACTGAGGGCCAGCACTTGTAACGATATTTACACCAACTACATTCCTCAGATAAAACCTTATTACCCGTAGGCTTCTTACGGAATGTCTCCTCAACAGGCTCAAAGCAACGCTCAAACTTGTTAGCTTCTAACTTGTCAGCCTTCTCTTCAACCTCATCAAGAATGTCCTGCCTATCGACAGCCATGTCCCATGCGGATACGTATTTGAACTCACCAGTACCTTTGTTGATTACCCACCAACCTCCGGGTTCCACACCCAGTGCCTTAGAGTATCCTGCAAGCTGACCGATGTACCCAAATGCATCATGCTCTTTCAGAGTCTGGTAGTCCTTGAACTTGTTGTTGTAGGACCACGGGGAAGCTGACTTAATATCATCAACACGCTTGTGCATAATCAAGTCATGTGTACCGTCGATCTTGTGCTTACCGACTGTCAGTGTGGACTTGTACCCATCGCTGAACTCAACACCAGCTTCTGTCAGTACGCCCTTGAACACAGCCTCAACAATGTCCCCGATCATCATGTTCATCAGGAAGTTAGCGGAAGGCTCAATGCCATCCTCAGGTTTGTTCTTGTCATACCATAGCTGGCAGTAGGGTCTGCCGATGTTTGACATCCGCATCGTAAACTTTCGTTCATTCTGACGGAACTGTTTCTCAACGGCCTCTTTGACATCACGCACAATGCGAGCGATGGTGGCATCGTTCATGCCACGCTTCGCCTTACGAACATCCTCAAGATACCTATGTATCTTTAACTCAGCAGGATGGTTCATAAATTACTCCTCATCAATTTCAATGTATTCATCTACGAGTTGAGCATCCTCATCTGAAATCTTATTGCCTGCACTTTCATTGTAGGCATTCACGATGTACTGATTATAGTTACCAATCCACTCAATGAAATCTGAGAAGCGTTGCTGATCACCATCTCCAATCTCAATCTGATTCTGCATATCTAAGCTTGCAGTGGGCAGATAGAATGATGCACCTGTAGGGATCTGACGCTCTTCAGTGCCGCAGTTAATCCAGTGCTGTACTGGCAGGCGCTTCTGCTTACCTAACTGTGTGAATGGCTCGCCCATCGTCTTAAATGCATCACGATTATCAACCTCCCAGATAAACGGGGATAAATCTGTACTGACCTCATTGCCATCTGCATCGACAGCATTGTTGAGCTTCACTTCACCTAGCAATACACGCACTCGCTTGATCTGTTTGATCAGTGTCTTTGTATTATCTGGCAGTGACTGGAAATCCTCAATGTAACCTGCAGGCTTGCCGCAGTTGAAGCCGCCCATGTTATCCTTCAGATCTCCATTCAGATCCTCAGACATCAATGTCTTGACGTAGTTCTTGGTCTCAGAGTCATACCGCTTGTACATGAAACGCTGTACGAACACACGCAAGTCTACGCTATCAGCGTACACG